TTGTACCGTCATTTATTTTTGTGGTTTGACTGCCGAGCGTTGTTTGATTCGCAGATGTTGCGGCGCCCGCCGGTAACGGTAATGCGGTAGCACTAACTGGTTGTGTTGCGGGGAAATTGCTTACACTAACGGAACCCGATACAGGTTGTGTTACACCGGAACCGTCAACCTTCAACGCGGTCATACTGGCCGAGCCTTGTACCGTTATTACGTCGGATGATGGTGATCCTGCAGTACCAAGGGCGGGCTGTTTTGCGGCCGTAGATGCACCGCTCGGAAGGGGCAACGCCGTTGCACTAACAGGTTGCGTTACTGCTGAACCATCTACTAACCAAGCCGAACTACCACCCGTTCCCTGATCAACCGCTCCAATTTCAAGCGATCCAGTTGCTAAAGTAACCGTCCCCGAAATCGGAATAGGGGTACCGCTGGCATCCCCCTGTACAGTTATTACGTCGGACGACGGTGACCCAGCCGTACCGAGGGCGGGCTGTTTAACCGCCGTTGCCGCTCCATCTGGAAGGGGGAGGGCGGTTGCGCTTACGGGTTGTGTCGTTGTTCCAGTAGGATCAATTTTAATAGGATTTCCATCAACACCGATTGGATTACCATCTTCATCATATAAAACTTCTGCCGGAGAATAAATCATGTGATTGTCCTTATAATTTTAGGGTTAAATACAGTACCATTTGTATAATCAAACAAATCAGTAATGATTGTTTGAACCATACCGTTCGAATAAATCTTTTTTATAATCTTATTGAAAAACGCTCCTTTCCAAATGATATCCGTTTCTATTAGTTTGTTTTGAGTAATCGAATCCCACCACGTAATAGAATTTGGAAAAATACTATTGGCGGGCAGTGTTATTTGATAGGCGTTTTGAAGAGGGTCATCCTCTATGGGATCACTTTTAATATTTTGGGATTCTGGATAAACAATATTAGCAAAATTTGAAACCGCACTTCCTATTGCTTCTTCAATAATTAACTCTTCAGGCATACAATCAATCACAAGTTCATTTGAATATTCGACGTGACGAGCGCGTAGAGAAAGTGTTCCTTGGATATAAGAACGCGCAGAGCATTGATTTATTAATGAACGAGCACACTGCAACGTTCCGTATTTTGTGGATTTGGAATTTACATGACTAATTCCTAAATTAATTAATTGCCCACTTGATGCTAACCCTTTCATTCCATAAAAATATGCCGAATCAATGGTTTCTGACCAAACTATAGAGATTGTAGTGCCGTTCCAACGCAATAAATAACGATGTGTGTCGTTGTAACCAGAAAAATATACATTGTTTGTGGATGATCCCCAAATACTTGAAATTTCAATATGCTGAACATCAACAGGTAAAAACGAAAACATTGACACAAATGTGCTACCATCCCCATGCCAGATTTGACTTGATGTATAATCTTCAATATACGGACCGGCCGCCCAGATATCAGTAGCACTAATTGCGAACATTGTGTTGAGTTTAGGAACATATTGTGATATTTCAACATCGGTTTCTAAAACGGTAATAAAGTTTGTGCCGTTATATTTGATAATAAGACCCATATTTACATCAGCAGGATTTTGACCACACAACCAAATATGAGTCGAATCGGTACCGCAAATTCCGTTTATGCCACAATTAATAATTGTATTCGTTATACTAGCCCAGGCGCTTCCTTTCCACCCAAACAATGTTCCTACGGAAATATCACCGGCTAAAGTTGTAACTTGACCGCACGCATATCCTGAAGTTGGTGATAACAACAACAAACCAGTAATCCATCCACGATTTTTATAATCAATTAAATTTAGAAGCGGTATTTCAAATTCAGTAAATGTTGTACCATTCCAATGATACATGGTATCGCGATCATCACCGATGTTGTGATAGTTACCTATCCAAAAGTCGCTATCGGAGATTCCGTTAATTACTCTAAGTTGTGAAAGTAAAAGATTAGAAAGGGTTGAATTTTCACTCCAGGTCGTTCCATTATAATGTATAACTCTCGAATACGGCTCAGAGAATCCGCCTTCTGTAATCCAGTAATCACCAACGGCCCACACGTTGTTTTCAGCAAACGGCAAAATATCATACGTAGTTCCATCATCGTCACTATCATCAAATATTTTCGTAAAAATATTATTTTTATATCGATAGACGGATGAGCCGCCAATGTAAAGTATCGCGCTCATGCGATGTCTCCGCGTACATCTAAAATAATTGGATATTTCTTTGGATACGTCGATTTCTTGTCGTCAGAGGTTATCAACTCAAATTCGATAGTATGGCGGCCACGCTTTAAGTCTCCTGCTATCCAAGTTACAAGTCCTAGTTCTGGGTCAGTCGGATGAACCGAAAGCATCCTAGAGGCTCTGGTGCCGTTGCTGTATTTTATATGTAGGGTAATAGAGGTATATGTATGCAAATCCAGTCCTACAAAACGTACAGGCATCTGTGGAGCCGTATCATTTTCAACCAAATTGTAAATTATTTGACGGTTCATTTATGCCTCCACTGTTAACAAACCTGTAATATGTAAATATTTTTCGCCGGATAATGTCGTTCGATATATCTCGAAGGGGAAAACTACACGTAAATCTGGAGGTAGGGTAACAAAATCTGCAGCCGTTAGCGTAAATTCAACAAGGCCGTTAATGTCGTCTAAGTGTAATCCGATTTTAGTTAAGAAATTTGGAATTACAAAATCTACAACGTCTTCCGATATGTTAACAGGATATTGTTCTGAATCAAATAAATATCCATTAAATCGTGTTACAAACTGTCGGTAGACGGTAAAATTAACCGACGCCGGAGATTGCCAAATCCCTAATTTAGATGTGGGTTGTAAGGGCAAAACATATTCGCCAAAGCCAATACGACCCGTATACACTTCGGATTTAGGTTTTAAAACAAGTGTTATGTCGGCCCACGAGAATGACTCGGCTTCACATATACTTTCTATTGGCCTTTGATAAAAAGTCGTTCGCGCCGTCGAAATAGATCCTATTGTACTTTTTATTGGACGATATATACGTAAAAGTGTATTAGATATTGACGATATAGTTGCCGATACCGATTTTAAAGAACCCTTTGATCGTAAACGACCCGTGGTTGTTGATATCACGTTTACATGCGTCTTCAAGGTTGATGGCGCTAACAAATTGCTTTCTGTCGTTGTTATTGATTGAACAACGCTTGCTATCGGACATTCAGCGGATAGACGACCTATGACATCTGATACGCCATCGGATTGTCCAATTAATACACGCGGTAATCCGGCAAGAGTACCGACAAGGGTACTTACAGCCGGAACGGTACTTTTACAATAATCACTGACAGGAATATCACCGACCGCAGTTGATACACTTGCAACCACGCTTGCTAATTCACACGGTTTTAATAGATCACTGTGTATCGTTGAAATAGCTGTACTTACGCCCTTGATAGGAACCTCGGCGGTCATTTGTCCGGCGGCGGTCGAAATACTAATAACATCGCTGCGTAAATCTAAAGCCCACGTTAATTTACCACTAGTGGTCGAAACACTGGCTGACGTACTATCTAACGAAATCGGATAAATCAAATCTCCGGCAATAGTTGAGACACTATCGCTGGTACTTTGCAACAACTTCGGAACATCTACCGCGCCGTTCGTCGCTGATACCACTGTAACTACCGCTTGCAGGGTTTGATGCAACCCGTTTAAAGCACCCGTGGTTATAGTCGTAGCATTGCTTATACCCTTAACTGCCCTTGGATTACGGCAAACATTACCGGTTGCCGTCGTTACACTTGCGGCAGCGCCATCAATAAAAGGATTGGCTTCGACATTTCCCGCTATTAAAGAGATCGCGTCCGCAGAACCGGCGGTCATACGTCCGCCAATATGCCAAGTCTCTAATTTATTACTAACACTATCGTCAATATATAAACTATTTTGAATCGTCAAACAGCCGTTGGGTACTAAATCAACAACTAAATTCGGTGTAATTTTAGCAAACGTGGATGTATTATATTGTGCAATTGTATTTGGGCATAAAGCATATAAGAATCGACCATATGTATCAATCCCCAAAACAGATACATGAGGAACGCTTGTAATTTCAGAAGCATAGGTTAAATGACCCGTATCAAATGTAATATCATATTTTTCAATTACTGTATCTTCGGCCACAAATAAATGGAAATCTTGATCGCAAACGAGGCTCGACAAAGGTGCCGCTGGTGTTATTATTTCTACAAACGTCAAAATACCGGTTATCAAATTACGTGCATAAACCCAGATTCCGTCAGTACAGCCAATATATAGAAAACGATTTGTGCAGTCAAGAGTACATGTAATCGCGGATGTTCCCGTGGCGACAAGATCAACAAGTGTCAAAAATCCCGTCGATGGATTTAGTCTAAACGTAAAAACAAATTCATTGCCGTGGGTTATACAGTATAAAAATTCACCTGTTTTATCGGTTTGTACAATATACGGAATTTGACCGCTGAATAAAGTAACACTTGCTAAATAAGTCAATCCGCCTATGCCGTTGATTTCGAAAATATAAATATGTTGTCCGTCACAAGCATAAATAAACCGCCCTCGAACATCGTTTGTCAATGAATATACGTTTTTCAGTAGCGGCCCGTAATTACCTATATAGATTGGATGTCCAGTTATAGTATTGCGACCATATGCCCATATTCCGCGTCCCGAATTATTAGCTCCATTTCCGATGTATATATAACGATGTAATCCATCTTCAGTCATCCCGCCTGGTACTATTGAAGAAAAAATAATAGGAGCGTCGTTTTGAACTAAAACACCGCTATTTCTATCAATTGAACCGACTGTAGTCGTATTTGAATGCGTCGCACCGGCTAGATTTTTATTAACAATATTACCCGTAATTGTTGATAAGGAGTGTATTGTTGATTTTAATACCGGCTCTGCTGTTAGGGTACCTTGCGTAGTAGACACCGAAATTGAACTAGAATGTAGATCGCCTGGTACTGTTAGATCTCCATCACAACTTGATATCGCATCACTTACTGAACGCGCTGTTACTGTAAGAGTTACTAATCCACCTATCATAGTCGAAACAGACGCCATACCCATAGTTAATCTAGTAACATGCCAAGTGGCGGTTGTTTGAGAAATTGATGGACACGTTCCGCGCAACGAGGTTGTGATTTGAGTAAGCGTACCTTGTGTAGTTGAAATCCCGTCTACAGTTGAAAGTAGAACCGGCTCGGCTGTAATATTTGTCGATATGATCGAAAGAGCATTGGTAATCACTTCGAGTTTTCGTGTAGTTCCCGCTATCGTTCCTTGAGTCGTTGAAATTCCGTTTATAGTGGAAATTAATACCGGATCAGCGATAAGATCGGCTGGTGTCGTCGAGATTGCATTTGTCGTTGCTTTCAAAACTAATTCAGCAGTAATATTGGCTTGTATTGTTGACACCGCTGTAGTATTTGCTTTTAATATAGGATTCGCTAGTAAATTACTTGATGTTGTTGATACCGCCGCGCTTGTTCCTCGTAACGAGGTTGTAAGCTCCGTTAAAATTCCTTGTGTTGTTGATACCGCTGTACTGATTCCTGTCGGTTCTTCTCCTAACACCCAATGATTTCCTGATGTTAACCACACATATGTTTCATTGCTATTTCTGATTAAATGTGGTTCTCCATTCGTAAGTACTGCAACGGTGCGCTCTATACCACTATTTGGATTAGTAGGTACAGAAGTGGGTAAATCAATAAGTGTGTTTGAGGTATAATCCGATGCACTTGTATAATCTACTATTTTACAATGAGCTTGCGTTGCCCACGTACCATAAATCTTAGCAGGGGCAGAGATAACTCCTTGCCATTGTTGTACGATGTTATCAATTTGCGCAGCAGTTAAACAGACTGGATAATATGCAGTATGATATACAGTACCGTTTAATGGATTCGCGATATCTCCACCTACATAAAAAAGATCAGTACTAGCAAAACACGGACCTACCGATGTTGTTGAGCTAACAGGAGTTAAATTATTAATATAACCTGTCAAAATTGATGTGCCGCTGCCTATATAATGATATGTTAATACACTGACATATGTATTACCCGCCGTTACTCCTGATAACGCCACTTGTGTATTATGTACTCCACCCGTACCGTCGTTCGACACTCCAAATACTATACTGCCATACCACCATCCCATATACCACGACATTAGAGTTTGATAGGCCCATCTACCTTTTTCAGCAATAATATAACCGGCATTAGTTGTATTGGTTTGAAACACGCTTACCACTGAAAAATCACCCGGTGGATTAAAAATAGACCCGCCATTGGCATTAGTAACTGAGAGATACGGTGCTCCGCTAAAAGTCCAAGCACTGCCTTGTATGCCGGTTGGTCCAGTAGGATAAGTACCATCGGGAATTTTAACCGGTGTTCCCGCTACCGCCAACACCGGTCCAATATTGGGGGTTACTGTAGTATCTACTGTTTGAGAAAAATCCATTTTGAATGTAGGAGTACTCGGTTCATCAAAATTACCAGTAGTTCCACTAGATGTCTTAGCTTCGAGGACAATTACCGTGGTAGCTATTCCCGTTAATCCGGTATCAATATAAGCATTCCAAACACTTAAAGCATCACCGTTGATGGCAGCGGCTAAGTTAATCATGGTATCGGCCGGAGTGGTCCCAATAGCATATTGTACGTCACCACCGGATACAGCACTATAGGTCCGAGTCGTGGTTCCGTTTGTTATAATGATAGGATCGGTACTAACCGGATTTACCACTATCGTTAATGGAGACGCGGATTTTATACCTTGGACATTCGAAAGCTGATTTACGTCTAGGAGGGTTTCATTAGCCATTACAATACCTCAACATAGGGCGGTGCAAGATCACCACATCGTATAACATTAAATTTCAATTCGTTCATTGAAAACATACTTTGAATTGGCCGTACTAATAATGGTTTCGGACAAATCAAAATACATTTTGTATCAATTTCCGCAGGATTTACATCCGTGCAGGAGTCAGATTTACCACTTAAGGATCGGGCAACCGATAAACTACCGCCTATTTGGGAATGAGCATGTGAAATAAAACCACCCGCTAATGACTTCCGCATAGATAGAGATCCACCTATGTTTGTTAGACCAGAAGCCATTAGCGGGAACCGTTGCATAATTGTTCTTTTAGTTCAAGGTGATAATTAGATCATGAATGGCGAAAGACGCCGTATCACCAACATCAATCGTCTTCGGATTAGTCAACTGCCCGTATAACAGAATATTTCCACCACCTGACATTGTGTCATCTGCGAGGAAAAAATAAGTTACCAAAGCCGAAGCCGTAGTAAATGTCGGGAACGTAAATGCCAATTTATTTTTCTTGATGTTTCCGGCAATACGATTTTCCCAATTAGTCGTATTCGTATTAGTAACTACGACGCGAAGATATGATGCATCCGTCGGTTCGGTAATGCCCGTTCCAGCTTGAGCAATAGTGCTCGTGCTTAATCCTACATACATCGTTGACGGCACCGTAATTGTCGCGGCACCAAACATGCCGTCTAACAACATGGTGTCCAAATAATCACAGAAGGAACCTGCCATAATAACACCTCACTGTTTTGTGATAGTCGAATCCGTATCGACAAATTTCTTTTTTAGTAATGCCCCGCCAGATCCGACGAGAACACTACCACCCACAAATGCGCTCCATTCTAAAAATGTACAACCGCCTTGGTTAAGGAATAATGCCACTGATGCGATTACCATTGCAATGAGGGGATACAATCGCTCAGTCTGCAGCAACAAATATAGTCGCTGTAACATCATTCGTTTAAAAGATGTATTCATATACCATCCAAAAAGGTAAATAATCCAAGCCGAAAATGCGCTAAAATACCAACTAATGCGCCGCCAAGAATAATACCCCACTTCAAACAAACCTTATAATTGACGCTTTCTAAAACACTTACTTTTTTTACAAGTTCGGTATGCGAAGTCAATAATCCATCATGATAACCTAAATGCTCAGACATTTGCGTTGTAACTAAATCAACTTTAGTTTCAACCCGCTCAGTTCGATCAACTACACTATCAAGTTTACCTTCAACGCGCCCCAGCGCCGGAAGTATTTGTTCACATATGATCTTCGTTTCTTCATTCATGATCAAATACCTCCAAATCTTTTTGATACTGTGAAAGTATCGCTTCAAGTTGAATCTTTTTAGTCATTAACATGTTAACTACGTTGCGGCCGGTTTGTAATTCTTTTTCAACCTGTTCTCGTTCCGCTAAAAATATTTTCATTGAAGCGATAATATGTTTTGCATACTCATTTTTCGGTTCCGTCTTACCAACCAAATATTCGTCAAGTTTCGGCATATTACCATCCCGTTGTCGTTTTGCTTTTAAGATATGTTTTTGTAGTTCCATTCCATAGACCTATATAAAATACCGATGGATCAGCTGTTGCTACAACTTCGCCGGTATATACAACGGCACCAAGAGTTGGAAACGGAACCGCACTAAAAGGCACAGTAAGGCTTTTACCCTGTAAATTTGCAGTGGTAGTTATATTCTTATTTCCGAAATTTGCCGAAATTGTATCAAACGTATATTGTACGATCCCCGCAATCTCTAATGTAAATTTTGATCCGGAAGTATTAAAACGAAGTTGATTTAAATCTGTCGGGGTTCCAAATTGCAATAATCCGGTTCCGATAGCCAATGTCGTCGAACAATTAAGGATGTTGGCCGAACGACTATATGTTAAACCCTCTCCGGTATCAAACAAAATAAAAGGAACATCATAAATAATACCAGCGATAAAAGTATTATCTGTCAAATACATAGCCGAATTATTTTTTAATCCATAATCACTTATTTCAAGTATTGTAGTTGCACTTCCTGGCGACTTTATAAATAAAGCATTTTTTGTGGCTCCATCAAAAAACCGTTCATTGATCCATTTGAACCAATCACCAACTGATTTTTCACGCCAATTATCGTATGAACTTGGCGGAATTTCATCAAATAACCATCCTTCATTTTTCTTTGCGTCGGGCGGTTCGAGTATATTTGTTGAAGTATCCGCCCACCTAGGCATAGTTGTTGGTTTTGTGTATAAAGCTGTCATGAAACTGCCCCTCCATACTTGCCGCGATCATATCCTGGTCCGGAATCATATCGAAAACTTCCGATAACTCCAAATAATGTAATTCCCATTATTCCGGCACCGCGACATTTACTAACCCACGATTGAATTTTACTCGGATCTATATATACTGGATCTATCGGATCAACAATCTGTGCCACAAATCCAGCCGGAAAATATTCTGTAACACGAATTCTATTTGTGTTTGTGATAGCAATCAAAAGAGAAATAATATCCTCACATTGTCCATGTGAAAAATTTAAAATAGTTCGCGCTCGAATTGCTGTTTTATAATCCAGATCGCTTCGTCCTTCTCGCGCTTCCCCGACAATTTCGCCCCATCGATCAAGTTGAATTCCTGTTGATTCATTAAATGCCCGGCTTGCCTGTATATCAAATAACATATTTTCTGCATCTTGAATTCGTAACGAAAATGATTCTAATAACGCGCCGAGTTTTGGTTTGTTGCGAAATTGATTAACCAAATGCCCGGCCGCTTCAGAAATATGTGTTGTTTTATGTTCTATCATACCGTTGTCACCGTCATTCGACTTGTATCAAATGTTGCTAAACTAGTGGGCGAAACTGTAATATTCGCTGTATTTGTAGGCGGATTTGCCGTATCAATTTTAAACGTCGTTACATCAATCACACCCGGTACCGTTAGTGGAGTTGCTTTAAACGCAAGCGCAATAACATCATCGCCAACCTGTAAAGCATCTCCATATGTATTTAATGCAACTTTTGCTTGAACAATACCATCGCTCGGAAATGTTAACGGATCAATAACCAATACAGCACTAATATACATCGGCAACGGCGTTGGACGACTAAAACCAATATTATGCGGAATGCTTTGTGAATCATATACAACAACAACTGTGGTTCCAAAAGATTCTATACCTTCCGGACCAATATCAAAAATGCTTTGAGCGATGTCTGCATCCGTTCCGCCATATATAATAGCCTCATAGCTTTTCGGAGGTAATCCATCGCCATCCGTTGTCATAGTTGTATTTTCAAGCATCAATACTTGAATAACTCCGTCTAGTTCTAGCAAATGCGCTCGAAGTGCATCTAGTGCGGCCGAACCGGTTACACGAAGCAATGCAACACGTCTCGTTCTTAGTTCAGAGTCAACTTCTTGATTACGACCCAGCGTAGCATCCAATGAATTAAATCCTTTTATGAGGGCCGTATTAAACCCTAAAATAGTATTCGCCAAACCTCCCGTAACTTGAATCGACGCACCTGAATCTTCGTTTGACGTTTTAATTCTAACAAAAGTTCCAACGGCTTCTGCCGTACCTCCCGATAAAACACCAGAAATTATTGATGCTACATCATCAGCCGTTTTAGAACCTGACGTAAATGCAACGGTTTGAATCGCGTCACCGTCCACTGATATTATTAGTGTTTCGCCACCTGAAAAAATGTATGGTTGTGTGTTCGCACATGTTAACGCCGGAGATGCAGACCATCCCGATACAGGAGTTTGAATTGTATCAATAGTACCTGCTAAACCCTGGATTAGACCGTAATTAACAGACACTGCTGCAACCGACACCGTTGCCGGATAATCTAAAGTATTTACTGTATCAATCAATGTTTCAAATTGTTCCCCTGTCGCGCCCACACTCGCGCGACTGCCGGCCGGAATAGTTTGATGTGCGTCTAAATATAATCGATCAAGAATAATCACACTCTGTTTAGCAGCTAATCTTAGACAACGCGTAATAGATGCTATTTGTTCTAGGGCATCATCGCTAGCTGAATTAGGAAACGCCGACCGATATATAGTTTCGGCTACATCCCATAACTCACGCGCTTTATCAGCAAAAATCCCATTAAGTTGACCAAGCACCGCCGTAGCGAGCAAATTCAATTGTGCGCTGATTTTATCGCGTTCATCGGCTTGTAATTCAGATAAAAGCACATCTAGGGTCTTTTTCACAAAGCCGGTACTAGTTACACCGTATTCTGTCATATAATCAAATCCTTATTGTAAACAAGTTCTCCGGCAATAGTTGATGCTCGAAATGTTACAGATAGTTGACGAGTAACTCCCGTATAAATAACGTTAAGATCGGATAAAGATAGCACACCCGATGTACTTAGAATTGCTTTTCGAAAAATACTTTTTATCGTGGTAATATTTGGCTTTTCCCCCAACAGTTTTTGAAAATACGGAATTCCAAGTCTAGTATCTAAAAACCATTCGCCTAAAAAAAACTGTAATCGAATAGAAATATCCTGGGCAATGGCCGCAAGATCAGTAACGAGCGATATAGAATCGTTCGTAAGATCAAGATCACCGTTATTATCTAAGCGTAAATCAGCCATTTGGTACCGCTATCTTCGTTGAGGTGATAGTCGGAATCCACGGAGATAATGGACTATTAGGAACAGCCGTGGGCGTCCCCGGCATCGGTAAAATTATATTATGTGTATGTACCATAAATGCAGCAAGCATCGCATTCCATAAAATCATAAATGGTTCCGCGAGTGCGACATGCATCGTTCCATCCCCAAATGTTGCAGTAGTTGCCAAACCGCTAGCTGTTAATTTTAACACATTACCGCCCGCAAACGTAATCTCGATTATACCGCCGTCTTTAATGTGTATCTGTGCGCCGTTATTATCGGCTCCTAGTGTCAGTGATTCATTATCTATAGTCTTAATACACTTTGATAATGGAGAGCAACCTAAATATGCTACGGCATCCGATAAATCGTGTGTACGCAAATCTACAGGATCGGTTACTTTGCCTTGTCCAGCTAAATATCTATCAAGTGATCGCTCACTAAAATCAAGCATTACAGGCGTTCCTTTTACAATCTTAAATAAGATAAAAAAACCGCCCGCTTGCTGAAACATAATAGGTACGTTAGGAATAACAGGTAAATCCTCTACAGTTTCATGACCATTTATGTCAATTATTGAACGTTTAAGCGCTGGTTTAATGTCGGCTCTTTTTGTTACTTCATTATAACTTTCAACGATGCCGGGCATGGATGTATGAAGATCCGATATACGATAATCTAAGGCAGTCTGTAAAACTTCGGCGAGTCCCGGAGAACGTGAATGATAAAAACCTACGGTCATAATGCACTAGCCTCAATATCGCTTGTCCACTCCGGTCCCCACGTATCACCAGAATGAACAACATGATTAACACGAAAATATCCTTCGAGTGCCGCCGCCGCGACAAATATCGCACGGCCGGGATAAAGACCGCCATTTAATAAACTGCGTACACGTAACATAACAGTTTGATCACCCTTTTTTTCGCCATATTCAGGAGAACCAATCATTCCGGTCGCGGCGCTTAATTTAATTGCGGGATCTGTTGTAGATTGACCTGGCTCTAAAATTTGTAATTGTTCGTTTTGAATTGACCATGTAAGACCACATGATGAAACATATTTTTGAAGTAGGTCCGCCACACGACCATTTACGGTCACACCCTTCGTAAACCTATCAAAACCTTCGCGCGCTTTCATACCTGCAATTTTTTCAAGCGCATTTCCAACGCCTACACCTAGCGCACCAACAACATCGATAAGCACTTGTTTAACTGACGTATTAGCACCATAGGATTTAGCAAATCTCGCTTTTATATATTCGTTTTGGCCGTCCCCACAATGAATTTTTGTCACCCAGTCTGTATCTTCACGAACATTACTCAAATATGCAATCTTACCCTGAAAAATTATGGAACTATTTCCCGCATAACCGGCTTCAATAATTAAAGGCATTGTTTTCTGTAATTGCCGACGATGTTCAGCCGATAAATTATAAATCGATAATTCGGATTTATTCGGTTCTTGATTCAGTCCTTTATCGACTTTGAATACAACACGTAACATAGCACTAGTCTTCGGCGCTTCATTTGTATTGCTGGCGGAAATCCGAATCGTTCCAACTTGTACAGCAATGTTTCTATTAAACATATTAGACATTATCAATATATCCAAGCAAAGCGGTTATACCTAGATCATTTAAACCAATCAACGGATCACTTTGTCCTGCAGGTTCGCGTGTGTCTACCACAACCAATTCACCAGCAGGCCGTCCTAAATCTACAATTGTCGAAAGCAACGGAAAATTTACAACAATTTTAATTCCTGATCGAATAACGATACCTTGACTATTCATTAGATCAAAATACCAACATCCTTCGCGCTCATTAAACCGAAACGCAAGTTGAAAATCAACTCCCGTTAACATAACGGTCATTGTAAATGCCCCGAGTGTTCCGGCATTAGATATTGGTATAATAGATGTACTCATTTAAAAGCATTTCCAATTGCCGTTGTTAATGAGTGTAAAATACCATCCTGTTTGGGTGTTGCTTCCACCGACGCTACATGACCACGTTGCGTTAGTTTTTTATTTGATACAACCACTGGTTCGGGTAATGCGATAGTCTGAGTCTGTACCTTAATAATTTCCGTAAGTGTCATCTTACAAGACAAAACATTACCGGTATCTTTATCTCGATTAACCGTCATTTTCGAAAGAGCCATGTTATTATAATCACGAAGCGAAGTTACGACAGTTACTAGTTCACCTTCGCGTTGAACACGTGATAGTTCCGCATATGCCGCTTCAACTCGATTGATAGGCGAATGCAAATCATTATTTAAAGGCGAATACGAAACTATAGAATCTAATGCTGTTATGGGATTTTTTAAATTATATTTATCATACCTTATCGTTGATGGCAATAAATAAATCAATGGGGTATTTGTAACCAAACCTTCAAGTTCAATAGTATCTGGGGTTTTACGGATATGATCGGATATACTATTGCTTCCGCCAACTTGGTTCTCAACGGGAAAATCAGTAATTTTAGATTCGCTGATATGTTGTTCAGATACAGTACAATCTAATTCAACCACACCGACCGAACTTCGAAATCCAAAAATTATATTAGTATCTGGCATTATTGACTCAAACTCTGCAACGCATAACGATTTTGTGCGTCCATCTCTTCTTTAATCTGTTCTCGAACTTTTTGACCAATTAAATCATTATCCATTCCCGGCGAAGTTTCTACCGTTACATTGATATTATTGTTTTGAATATTATGTACGGGTATTGACGTCGGCATTGCCGACGCACCTTCTGGTATTATGGACTGACCTTCTTTTAGATTACCATATAAATAATCAAATCCGGCAGCGATGTTGTTTCGATTTTGTGCTTTTTGTGTAACATCGGATGAAAATGGTGTTGAAAGACCTCGTAAAGCATTCCCGGCATTAACCGAACCGCGCATTGATTCGTTTTGTAAATCGATTTCGCGGGCATTAGCGCGTGAAACAGCTTTCATAGATCCCATTGTACCCATCTCTTCAATCATCAATACCAAATTTGCGCTTCGCTTGGCAAACGTTTCAATAGGTTGAATAAATGCTAACTTAAAACGACGACCAAAATCTCCTAGATCTATACCGGTTAATTTATTAAACCTATTAATGACGTCCCCAATAACGGATGTTGAACCTTCCCGCCAACGTTCAAAATCTTGAATTAGTATAGCCATCAAACCAATAAGTAAAATAATCGAACCGCCAGGAAGCATTAGTAAAACAGCAACACCAGCCACAATCATACCGATTGTTAACAAGCCCTTTGAAATAGAATCAAGTTTTGAAAACCATTCAGAAAATGCGCCGGTACCGCGATGAATTGCCGTAGAAAGATCTTCAACTAGTTGACCGATTTTTGCAAACGTCGTCTCAATTTTTAAATTCAACCATTCTTTATTTTTCTTTACCCATTCAAGCCATTGTTCTTGCATTCGAGTCAAGGACGGCAACAAACCTTTAGTAATAGCATTACGAAGCATTTGATAAGTATAAGCAGTTTTGATTTGATTGTCATGATATCGCATTGAAGCCGTGATTAATTCATTATCAATAACGGCACCATAATCATGAGCTTCGGCCATCTGAGCACGTAAGGCATCCCCCCCTTGTTTTAAGACGGGTAATAACATTGTTCCAGCACGGCCAAATAACTTAACTGCCATAGCGCTTTTTTCTGTATCCGATTTCATGTTCTTGAATTTATCGGCTAATTCAGGCAGTAAATCCGCAACTGGGCGGAGTTGTCCTTTTGCATCTTTGGTCTGAATACCTAATTTTTGATATATTTTGCCTATCTCCGATCCGCTTTTTTGAGATTCCATCATCGTCCGAGATAAAATTTTAAGTGCTGTTTCCATTGATTCGACACTTGTACCCGCTAATTTTGCTACATAACCTAGTTCTTGTAGGGTCTCGGTAGCAACTCCCGTGCGGGCGTGCATATGCTCAAATGTAGCGGCTAATTCTGTTGTACTATCAACGGCGTGTTTTATAAAACCACCAACCTTTAATACCGCCCAGCTTCCAACAAAAGCTTTCCCAATATTCATAAACTTTTTTAATGTATTATCTGCTTTTGCAACAGATGCCGCATCCGTTTTAATTCCCAATGTAGCTACTAATTCCGATACTACCATTACTTTTTCTCGTATGCTTTTCTTTCCGCTTCATAAAGTAAATCAAGTGCTAAATGCGCATCCAAAACATCATTCAAATCATAAAAAGTCATTACTTCATATAGGGTTGCTATTTTTGAAGTTACTAAGCCCCATATGAGCCATGACAATTCATCTGGTCCCTTTATGCCCGAGTTGTCGGTGGTAATCCGCCCTGACTTCCGACTTCGTTTACCAAGGCGGTCCAACACCCCGACCATTGAACCTGCATAGCAAACGCAAGCCATTTATACATGCTCGCTAAATCACCCCGAAAATGTGCCTCAAAAATAGGTTTAAGCGCCTTACCATCTACTTGAGTCACCGAAGACATTTGTGTGATCACATCCCATATAATTTTTTTATCAAGTCCCGAAAATAAAGCCGTTGCGGCTTTTGAAAAAAAATCACTTCCAAGTTCTTGATTTAAACCACTGAGACCTTGACCACTAAAAATTCTATCAAATAGCGGCCCCGCCGCCGGTCCAATCATTTTAGCCGTATCCATAAGTAAATCATGACTTATATGCGGACCGAGCATAAAAATTTCGTAGGAATGTCCGTCTATTTCTTTCGTTTGACTATCGAGTTGTGACATAAATCACCTCTCTTTAGTTACCGCCAGTGGTATAAACAGTTAGTTCGTTGGTCTCTAAATTCCAGGTTCGTTCTTTGGCTTCTCGATCAAATGTCACATTTGCAGGTTTTTTTATCCAACATTTAGCCGCAAAATACATCGACAAACCAGAGTTATCTTTTACCATCAGTGGCCCAATACCGTCGCCGTTTGGACTATTGATATCGAGATTAAACAAAGCGGACAATGCTAGATTTACTTGATCCCATTGACCGAGCGTGATATCAATCTTCGCACTGCGATTATTAGATTTAGATCGACAAGCATCACCATTCGTACCAACGGTAAGTTTGAAAGCATCGTCGTTATAGTCAATCTCTAAAAATTTGCCATCCGGGGTTCCGGCAATCGGAATTCCCGCAAATACCGTATTGACCTGAGACGCATCGTATGTATGCAAAGCCATGAAATTCCTCCTATTACACGGAAACTGTTCCGTCAATTACAAGACTATGTACAGCACCCGCGAAGACACCCGAAAATTTTATATCCGTCAAATGTCGCGTCGCTTTATCACTAATTGAAACATCTACTGCTTTTGGCACGGTAACTGTTGGTGCAGGATCGGCCGATAAAATACCTTGTTGCACACACGTTGTAAGTACACTTCGCACATCCGTTTCAATTTTCAAAATTCCTGGATCAGTAAACGGAATCTTATCGGATCGAGCTAAATCACCAAACACCTCTTCCTGAATACGCGCGTGCATAAAATCACGAGATTGTATAATATCGATAAACACCGGCACACTGGTCGAACCAGCACATACAACACCCTCTTGCGTAATATTTAATCCCGCTATGGTAGAGTAATAATTACAACCATTTGCTTTCATGTAACCAATTTCGGTTGAGGTATAGTCAACTGGATCAACTCCCGCCAATGTCTTAAATTTCCAGGTTAATGAACCCGGATCTTTCGGCAAACATCTTCCAGTCCAAGCACTTGTAAAATATTGAACGCTAGCCTTTGGATGATGTCCGATAAACGTTCTAGCATAATTAGGATGATGTAAAACATAAGCCACATTTCCGGTCGTAGCGGATGTAAGAATTGCATCGTCCGCACTAGTAGCCGTCATTTCTTTAAAGGTAGTCTCAATATATGCGGCCGCTGCCGCAAGCACATCAGTTCCACAATTTGTCATAATCAAACAATACCACTCATCATTAGCCGTTCTAAGTGCAGTAATGTCCGACACGATGCTAACGGTATTTGGAGTAGTATCAAGTTGTATAAATAGCGTTCTATCATTAACATAATGCGAAAAGAATTGAGCAACAGTTGTCGCCGCAATATCAAGACTGGTATGATTATCAGTCACAGTTACGCCCGCGCTCAAGAGATCAATAGCTGTCTTTAATCCCGCCGTAATTATAGCAACAGTCGGAGTCGGACCGACAGTGGTATACGTTGCGGTGTGTCCGTTTAAAGTTATGCTATACACAACACCGATTGGGACCGTTTGAAGGATTGGAATAAAATTTACTTTTTTAGGACTATCAACAGTTGAACGACCAATAATCACGCTAGTTGGTTTCGGATTCTGAGCAAAAAGAGCTTGCGCGGCAAGATAGGCCGCTTCGGTTACTGCAAAACCATCCGTTGCCATATCGTCAACATTCTCATATGAACGATAACGCTCAGTAAAATGTGTATGATAAGCCAATACAGCCGGAATTCCAAACCCCGTTCTTGTCAGCGCTTGCGTCTCCGCCGAAATATTAACAGTGACAATATCATTAAGACTCATAGAAAAACTCCTTTGTTATATTTCAACATCTATTTGTAAACTATCCGACGTACATTCAACAGACGAAATATACCCGGTATATTCTTTTATTGAAAGCGACGCTAAAAAAACTACATCCATATTTACACGTGCCTGATATTCCAAATTCACTGGAATAGCTATGCAACGTATTGGAGAGTAATTTACCATCGCAATATTTTTTGCATGAAATTTTTCTTGCTGCGAAATTGTTGATAATGCAGCCATGGCTTTACACATTGTTCCGTGATCATCAAAATCTGGCGGGGCGTAAATTTGACATGATATATCAAATTTTGCGGGAACACAATATTCAATTTCTATTTCTTTTCCTAATGGACGTGTCAAATCTGTAGTACGCCGTAATTCCCATTGAGGAGCTAACGCTTGCGGACCGCTAATTGTATGCAAACCAGCATAAGGAAGCTTTGGTTGAATTCGACCCTGTTGTCGCCATATCGTAAGCAATCCGGTTGCTTGTGCAAACCAATCTTGAATACAATCTTCAAATTCTGCTATGTCAATGGGGTAAACCGTCACTCAAAACCTCACTACAATATGCTTTCCAATACCCACCCGCCGACCAATCTTCAACGCGAAATACTTGATATTCTCGTTGATTAAATATCACGCGATCAGCATCAATTTGTTTATTCACATCAACCGTTCGTAATTCCGTATCCGTATAAAGCTTTATGGTGTTGCTCGTGCGCGCGCCCTCTTCAACCAACTGCAATTCTTGGCCCTGCAAAGGTTGAACCACGGCCATAATTTGCATCATCTGTGGAAGTTGTGCGATATACTTACCTTGATTATCATATGCTCCCATAGGCGCGCGCTTGACCACTAGAGGTCGAGCAAACTGCATTAAAGCGCGCGATGTCATGAATTCGCCTAAGAGCATCACTGAGCCTTAACCTTAGTAACTACAACTGAAATACTAGCAACCAATTGTCCAGTATCCCATAAAGGTGTATTATCCTGGCCACCTTTTAGTCGTCGTTCGGCTGTAGCATCGGCAAGCGGAGGAGGAATACCCGCTTCAATCGTTGCTATAATATGCTGTCGAAATTTCTCACCAAGCATTCGCATAGCGGCTCGAACGGGCTTATCGCCGTACACATCTTTGCCAATTCGATTTATCTCTTCCTGATATTCTTTTTCATTAGCATCAAAAGTAGCGCGAATAAACGAACGTTCTGGTATGTTGCCTTCGGGATATCCAAATTCATGAACAATTGCCAACATAATATTTGTTACACCATCCTCATGCGTTTCTTTACCCTTCGGCCCCTGTATACCAACCTTAGCGCCCGCGCCTACGTTATATTCGCTTAACAACGCCCGTACTCGGTTCCAGCCTTTGTCTTTTACAATAAACTCATTCATGAATGTCTAATCAACGGATTCATATTTCCGCCGTCTCTTGGCATAACCGGAATTTCGTCTCGACTTCGTTTAAAAGCGGGTTGAGTTGCATCGATGTCAGCATCTAGTGCATCTTTACCCGAAAGAGTCAAACCGCCGAATGAAGGCAATACGTTATGACCAACCCCACGAGTTATACCATCTTTATCTAACTCTTTTGCCAACTCCATAAACTGCTTAGAACGTTGAGAAGCAGATTCTTGTTGATCGCCCATAGATGCGTCGGCTTTCCGCGCGAATTTTGTTGCTAGTGTAAAACACGCAAGTGCCGCTGCCAATATTGGATCGCTCCACATATCGGTACAGTATAAAATCTCTTCGTCCTGTATAAGTTGATCGTGAATATTTGTGTCACCCGCTAAAAAACGTACTTCCATAAGAACACTGTCGGATGGATTACCGCTGTAGTTCCAGGTCATTTTTTACTCTTCTTAGTAGAAAAACCGCCAGAGTCTAATGCTGCTGCAAGTTTTTTGGGATATTCGCCCACGAAACTTATGTAGTTTCCTTGTAACAGAGAACAGAGACTCTGGCGGTTGATCAAACCAACATCTTCATCCGAAATGGATTCGCCGCCGATGTAGTCAACTAGTTTACTTCCAAACTGCAATTGACATGATTTTAAGCAAATCCAAGACATCGGCTAACTCCTTGATATTATGCGATACAGGTGGCCCAAAACGCACCTAATTCCGGGGCTATTAACTTTAAGTCGTACGCAGCCTCGCCCTCAATGCGATCTGATCTTATTGCATCCATTCTAAACCGAAGCATACGCATACCGTTCTGGCTGGCGCCAAGGTAATCAGTCCATGAGAACGTGTAGCCAGCGGACGGCATCAGCAAACTAGGACTTGGAGCCGAGTAACAAAGCAGAGCGTAGTTACCAGCCGCAAAATCCATTGACAATGTAGCATTCAACTCAGTAGCCGAATTTACAACCGCACCCGCCACAAGAACACGATCCAAACCAAGTACACGCGCCAAAATATCAGTTGTCATAACACGCAATTGTGTAACTTGAATACGATTGATAAAGTCGGCATTATCTTGAATCTGAATCCATACCGGCTCACTAAGAACCAACGTATTTGGCTTGAAGCCGGTCTTTTTATGAATGCTATTTATCTGAGTACGGATGTCCTTAATAGGTGTAGACGTTGTGCTCCACAAGGGACTTGCTACCAAGTCAAAACCCGTTGTCGAACCAGTCCATTTATAAGGACCGGCACTCGTCGAAAAGAAATTGGTCATGAAATCCAATTCTTTTCGAAGCATAAGGCCACGAGTCACAAATTCGGTTGCACTCATGTCGAGATTAATAAATTGATCGGCATTTGATCTAATTTGATCGTCAATATCCTTATGTAATGCCCGAACAACACAAGCATAAGTATTGGTGGTATCGATATCATACCCGGACCCAACTGATTCTTGACTTAAACCGCGCTGTTTAGCCTCAGTTCTAAACCATTGTCCTTTAGGATATGTCAAATAACGATCTGTTTGCTTTGCCACAGGAACGTTCGGAAACACTTTATCCGCAATAAATTCACTTTGGTCTTGTAAAAAAGCGATGCTGAATTGAGTCAGCACTGCATTTACGTGGACATCACTAGCAGTAGGTTGCATGTGTTAACTCCTTTCTTACGCTGCACTCTTGGACCAGTAGCCCTGGCCGACAAGAGAAATGGTTACGATATTGCCGGTGTATGCACACGTTTCCCGAGCGGTACCCATAACATAATTTTCTGTATCAGATGCGCCTTGGGTAGCCACAACAGCCAAACCATTGCCGTCTGACATAATTGGTTGACCGGCGGTAAATGTCCCGCCAGTAATCATCTTAACCGCCCCGCGCGTTACAACCGTGCATCCTACACCTTGCGCTACCGGACTATCGACTAATACGCCAACACACGGCGCACCGGCCGTAGCATTAACTTTAATTTGTCCCAGGGTTGAATCAGCTGTCACCGAAATAAACACAAACTTATATTTACCGACCGTTGGATCGGTCGCACTGCCAGTACAGCCTACCGCTGAAGCGGCTGCTCCCGGCAAAACCTCTTGATATAGCTCGTAAGCCATTGAAATTACTCCTTATTTCTTATCCTTTGATTTGTTCCGGGTGTTCGTTCAAATATTCACGGTACAAAGCCGGATTTTTAGTAATTATCTGTACAAATGCTTTCTCTCGACTAACATCTGCGCTCTTGGCCACAACACCATCAACAAGGACGTTGATTTTGTCAAGAGCCGAACCAACCATACCCGAAGCCGAACTACCGACCGCTTTCAGCATATCAGACGCCTTAAGACTATCTGACGCGGATTTCATCGTCTCAAATGTAGTCTTAGCCGTCTCAGGACTAATCTTTTCGAGATCACAAAGCATTTTACCTAATTCAGCCGCATTTTTACCCGGATAATGTGAAAGATCCGTTGTCGATTTCTGCACCCATCCATCCAATGCCTTGGCATCCTTCATGTCCTGAATAACTTTATCTTGAGCCGCTTTTTCAACATCATGCGCTTTCTTTAAAGTCTCAAGAGCCTCAGTAGCCGCCTTCTGTACAGCCTCAATCTTTGCATTAGCGGATTTCTCAACCGCTTCGATTTTTTCTTTCATTACAGTATTTTCCTCTGCCATAATCCTCTCCTCAATAGCGGGATCAGGTTGATCGCCGCGTTCGTTATCCTGATTTGCAGACTTTTCCAATGCCACTGTTTTTTCATTCGCTCCGTCAAATACTAAAGCGATGTGGCCAATGCCCATGTCTTTTAAAATGTTTATAGTTTGGGATGCCATACCTAGACTCCCTCATTGCCAAAAGATACGTTTACAAATTCAACAACAGGAAAATCCTTATCGGTAGCCGCTTTTCGAACACCCGTACCGCCAGGACTTACCGCAGTTATTTTTCCATCTTTATAATCTTGCCAATCGGTATCATTCAAATGAATTCCCATAACCCATGCGCCCGAGTGCAAAATATCCGAACCGAATGGCGTACACAAAACACGATGATCTTCGCCAAGCATTGCTTTTTGATATTCAACAACACTTTCATACGGAACAAGCCACGATTCAACAGGATAACTACCTTCAGAAGGATTACCCCCATGTGTGTTTCGAATCTCGCGTTTAGTTTGTAAAAAAGCATGGGCCGCTTTTTCAATTTCGGCCGGAGGAATAACATCATTCTGTATATCAGGTTGGTAACTAGTCCCATTGCCATTAACATATGAATCCATGATCACAGAATAAATAATATGCTTTGATTCATTGGATTTTATAATATGAGAACCACCAGACGATTTTTCTGTTTTTTCACCTAACAGTTTTTCCATTCTCGCTCGAATTTTAGTTTCCTCATCTGCCGGAAGCCCTTTTATTTGATTTAGGCGCGCAAGTAAATTTCGCACATGTGACAAATCAACTTTGCCCGAAGCGTCTTTGTAAGGACCGTGCCGAAGAGATCTAGGTTCCGTTTTGCCATCCTTTTTCTCTCCACCTGATTCAATGTAAGCGAATGAATTATCAGGCAAATCATTAATGTAACTACCCGTCCATTGCGCCTTTGATACGGTCTCAATATGCTCCATATTTAAACTCCTAAAAATTTTCGAGGGATTTTTACTGTCACTCTCTTAACCTAAACCCAAAACGACTTTTGTTCAAGAAAAATTAATTTAAAAATTGACATTAGTCAATAATCCTGCTATAATTATAAAGCCGAAGGGCATTTATACCAGTCACAGCACATCTAAAAATTTTTACGTCGATGATCGATCCGTACATCGTTCGCCCGATAACGCACCCATACCAAAAATTTCAATCTCGCTTCCCTGCACCGCAAGCGCCGTCCATAATTGAACTCGCACGCATGTTCCGTTTACAAACCCCGAAAACGTAGATATAAAATAAGCAATCGATCCATCTTCAATACAAGTAATTGATCGAATAATGACGCTTTCTATCTGAACCTGATCAACACCCTCAATGTCTACAGACTTCTCTGATATCATATCATGTCGAACCTGCTCAATTATCTTTGTTTCAAAATTACACTTTGACTTGAAATCAGCCGCGTGAACCGACATCGATTTACAATGGTTAAATGCGTAACAAGCAAATACAAACACGAATATAAGTAACACTATATTTTTCATGGTTCTGCCTTTAACGTTATTTTCGCCACATGACATACTTCCGCTAGCGAATATTCCCGAATTTTATCGAGTTTCTCCAGCAGCAAAGCCTTCGTTTCCTCGGGTTGAGCACAATCATTAGTAGCCTTCATAACACAACCGATAAAAAATCCCAATAATGCAGTTTTACCGGCTTTATATTTTGCCGTTTCGTTTGGATGTTGTTGTAACACATCATCTATTATCGGCTCAAGAACAACTCGTTCATCAATCATCCACAAACTACGTTCAGTTATGATATCAATAAGTTTTGAATGACTCCATGGATGTGGAAAATTAGACGGATTTGTGAAATATTCTTTTAAAAGTTTTTTAGCTGTTGCTTCCGTGATTTTTTTCAACGCGGTTCTTCCTCAAGTCCAAAAACACGTTTAGCTTGCGTAAATCCAATCTCACACGCCGGACACAAAAATCCAGCATCGTTACAGTGAGCACAAATCAGGTTCCCGCACCTATAACAATGAGCATAATCCGACATTTGATAACACGTACACTTGTTTGATTTAGTCAAGATAATGTGTTTATCGCAAATTTTACTCATTCGGATTCCTTTATAATAGCCCCTTTACATGGGGTTTTACCTTTTCGAATTTGTGACATCTTTAAACGAGTTTCTATCGAGTGTTTTAATTTACCTTTTTGTGGATTAGGATGATTAGAATCATATAAATGACGACCACAACCCGCCTCAGATAAATGCCGCCGATGTTCTTCTGAAAAAACTCGTCCTTGTGAATGCTCTTTCTGTTTACGAATAGATTCTGCGGATCTCTTTTTCCCTTGGGCGGGATTAGGACGCTCAGAACTCCATAAATGTACAATGCCTTTAATACCCTTATTGACCGGAGAAATCCCTTTATGACTATTGGACATAGCCTTAAGAGTATCCTCCGAAAAACAACCCAATTTACCTTTGTTCCAAGGAATACGGCCTTTTAGCTTTTCGGAAATAGATTGTTTTTGAGCCGCAGAACAAGGAAGTCCTTTGTTGTAAGCAATATGATTTTTTTGTGCGTCCGACATGTGTTGCCGCTGCTCCACGGATCGCTTCTGTCCCTTAGTATGCTTATTACCCATTAGTTTATTCGACATTTTTCGACGAGCTGCAATCGACGGTACATATCCTACGGTGCCATCGCCGCCCTCCGTTAAATTATATCCACAAGGCGCTTTAGTTTCTAAAACAGCAATCCATCGCTTCTCGGCCGCATTAAGAACTTCGAAACTATCTGCTTCTTCCAATATATCAAAAGAAAAATTATCTTTGCCATACTTTTTCCATGCTCGATGCAAAACCGTCCCACCTCCTCGGTAATATTTATTACTTGAATTATGTTTGTGTTGACCTACATATTGTTTACCATTAATTAAATTAGTTGTTAAATAAACAACACCATACATTATTCAGACTCCTCGGATAATATCTCAAGACAACGGCAGTTGGGATGTAACGGCGGACCATCAGATCCATTATCGTATTGTTCATCAATAGCCGCTGTCGTTCCATCACTTTCTTGACATTCAGGACAAAGACGAATACTTTCGGGTGCCGAAATCCATGTTCTAATTACATTTTTTGGTAATTCGCCTTCATTTTTCGCCATCATCCAGGCTTCTCGGCGCCCCTCAGAAACAGCATAAGCTGTTTCGGTCCGCGCTATAGTCATAGCACGCTGATTTAAAAGTTTGTCTCGATACGTTTCAACAAGCGTATCAATACGCGCCGTTGGTAGCTGTGCTTCCGTCCAAGTCTCGCGAACGCGCTCAACTGCATCAAAGCCTTGCCTTGTCAATCCTATATTAGAACGTATGTTCTCAATCACACTCGTCGCCCGTATACCCTTATTAAACGAATCCTGTAAAATTTTACCAACTACTGATTTTTGTTCAGACGTAAAAGACTCACGGATAAGATTCAATGATCGCTTTTTCATCCAAATGACGCTGTACGGATTTATCGGAAGGGCCACTTGTTCCCTAAACTCCGCCTTCTCTTGAGCCGTTGCTTTACTAACCCTATCGTTTAATAAAGTAAACTTTATTTGGATACCAAAACGAGTACCTAAGTCACGCATCGCTGCGTCACCGGATTCTTTAATAGCACCCTCATAGGCCTTTGAAAGTTCATCTACAAATTCTAACCATACATCATCCGACGTATCCCTAGTGAAGTAAGGAATAGTCGCCTTGATTTCCGGCAGAGTCTTACCCGTTAACCAAGCATGAGTAAAGGCATGTTCAATTCGAGGCGTTATTAAATCTTCCCAGAGTTTTCGAACAGCGTGCGCAAAGGCTTTCTCATGCTTTAAAGAAATTTCAAAATTTTGTACGTATTTATGAGACGTCAAAGCTGATTTCGCTTTTCGAACAAGTTGTCGGCGTGCCGCCAATATAAAATTCATTTAGATTTATCTCGCAACTTCAGTACACACCATGTTCCAAAACCAGCACCAATTGCATAACATAATCCGGGTATCCATTCCTGTTCAGAATGCATAATATATCGAAATGCAAAAATCGTAAGCAACACGCCAATCACATCCGTAGCAACCGCGCCGCGAATATTACCATCAGAAAAATAACCAAGGTGAAAACTGGCCACAAAATCTAAAACGAATCCGGCGACAATTAACAATACATAATTTAAAATGTCGATACCAAACATGCCATCTCCATAGTGGAGGTTCGTCTAGGTTCATTTCTTATTTATCTCCGTGTAATCGAGTAATCGGATAATAAGCGCCCGGCATTAACTCCGTTTCATCGCATATTTCTTGATTAAGTTCTATTGGTGCAATCCAATAATGCCAGTTTCGACAAGCACTATGTGCGCGCGCTTCAGAATCAAAAATACCTTGAAATTCCCATGTTTTACCTCGTCGAGTTTGCCCGCATAACCATAGCATATTTACCTCAATCGTTAGGATCTGCTGTTAAATTTGCCACGTCTTCGGGAACCGGAAGCTCCGCAAGCGTTAATAATTTACTTATCAATGCCGGATCGCCTACAGGTAAAACACCTGACGACGCCAACGCCTGAACATAGGCTCCGACTTGCGCCAAATCAGGCGTCACGATATCCGAATGACATAATGTCGGCACCAATTCATTGGGAACTTTATTTAATTTGCATAAACGATCTATCACTTGTCGATTAAACGTACTCGCCATAGAATCCATAATAGCGCCTAAAGCCGAACTAAATAAATTGCTGTGATTTTCTGAGAGAGCAAACGACCCTACGGCTTGCGTACCTAACGTTATGAACTGTGCGAGTACCGACTCAAGAATATTTCGTTTATAATATGCTTTGGCGGCGGAGATATCCATATTCTTAGAACCCGACGCTGATACCAAGCGAAATTTATAGCCGGTGGGTTGCCCTTGTGTATCGAGTTCAGTAGGCAGAAGTAAAAATGCCCGTTCGTCGTTTTTCAAGTCGGCTAACATCTTCTCTAAGTCAGCGCGCAATGTCTTATCGATCGCCCTGGCGTCGTTACGTAGTAAATCTAACGGAACTTCAAGTACCGGCAACCCCGCTAAATCGCGTTCCAATGCAATTTTTTCTAGTTCTTCTATTTTCTTAAGCGAATACCAATCAATTACAGCACCACGTAACAAAGAACGACCTTCGGGGGATTGTTTTAAAGCCCCGTTCTTGAAATGAACGACGCGTTCCATAGGCAAATAAAAGAACTTAGACGCATATGGATCTCTTTGTCTTACACCGACTAATTTTCTATCTTCGTTCAAAACCCACTGGTAGGTGATGTCTACAGAGCGTGGATAGAGACCGCGAATACCGTATTTTCCATCATCAAATTTCGAATTAATTGTCAAATCATCAGGATGTAAACCTTTACGAATCTTCAACACTATTTCGAAAAGTGCGTAACCGTAAACCAAAAACGATAACGCCTCAATCAAAAAATCATCAAGTGTCATATCATCAAAATCACCTAATACACTTGTCATAAAATCGGCCGCTTCAATTCCCGCTTCAGATTCTATAGATGGCTTTATTTTCCAATCAGCTTGACGAATAAGCGCCTGGATAATATACATAATCGTGTTGATTACGGATGAATTATCATTCATTTCCCGATAGATAGTAATGTTCTGCAAACGAAATCTTAGTTTGTCTAAAATCTCTTCGTATAAAAATCCTCCCGATCCTTGTGGAGCAGAAAATATGCGAAGCCCGCTGGAGCCTATGATCCGCAAATCTGTGATGGGGGCAACATCAGGTACACCCGCCGTCATCGAAGGAGACGGATTTTCGAAAGGTTTGTCAGCCATTATAAATCCTTGAAGTTAGGAAAGAGCACAGGAAAGTTTCGTAATGAACAAACGTCCATTATGTCTAACCTAAACCCAAATAGATTTTATTGCAAGAAAAATTAATTTGAATAAAAAATCGGGTAGAACCGACAACCTTTTTACAATAACCTTAGCTAGAGCGATAGGAGTATAAAGACGACAGAAAAAATAATCAAAGCAACACACAAAGGAGTTTTACCTATTGGTGACATCCAAATACCTTGCTTCGTCTTAGAAAATGGAACGAGGGTAATTTCTGGAATAGGTATGACTCAGGCAATTGGGATGAAAAGACATGGCCAAGGAGTACAGAGAATTTTAACTCAAAAAACAATAAAACCATTATAGATCTAAACCACTGTGGTATTTTATTTCCTGAAACATTCGAAGTAAATACAACCGCTAAACTCGAACTAAAGACTTGATATAATCCAGCTTCAAAAGACGCACTTATTGTTAATGTAAATTCACCCGAAATAAAACCGCGATATAAAATCATAAGCGGTTTTGTTATAATAACATCGTGTAAAATCACGACCGGAACATCTATAACAATGGTTTTATTGTTTTGAATCGCGTCAGTTATTAGATCATCAAAAAGAACATGGTTACTAGCATAGGTATAACCTATTGTATTGGATATAGCCATACCCAATAATAACGGCTTATTTTTCGGCGGAATATCCACATGAATATTAATAGAGTTTATTCGTAGTCCGAATCATTAATGGCTTCCATATCGTCTTTTGAAACTCTCTTAGGAAGCGGCTTATCCTTCGGTGTCGCGGCGTCAAACTCATCGACGACGTGTTGAGGAATCTCCCCCCGTTCAGCTTTGGCGTGCATAGCGGCACGTTGTGCTTGACTTCTATAAGGCATTTTAAATCTCCTTTGATGTCGATGAACATATCGACTGATCATATCCATAAACATTACCGACTGAATCAATCATTCGAATTCCAGGCGTAGCGCGATTTAGTATCGTCAACACCCGCACCTCTTCTGTAAGTCGCTCGTTCTCAGATCGATAATACGCAAGCAACTTATTAAATTTCTCTACAAGTCGTGTCCATTCGTTTCGTGTTAACATATCAACTCCTATCTACTCTTAAATCCGCATAACCACCAAACCAAAAACAAACCGACAAATAAAAACAAAATTTCCATGTTTTTATACCATATCACATCTCTCAATAGTTGTCAACATAATTTAACTGAACCGCCACGGCGATTCTCGATGCCCTAAATCCGCACCTGTACTGCCACCGCCCAATGAAAAATTAGTATCATACGACGCATAGTGCATTTGTGTCAACGCCATACTACATGCATCACAATCATCATCGTTAGGAGCAGATGGAAACGTTACCAACTCTTCAATAAGTTCGTCGTATTCTTTACCATAAGGTATCCACACATTACCCGCTTGAAAATATGGACTTACAGACACAAAACGCGCCATTTTAGATTCGTGAACCTTAACGCCAATAATACCGCTAATCTCGTCCTTCAAATCTGACATTAATGCAAGTCCATTCGCCGCCTCTTCTACATATTTCTTACGTACATTTTTATGTTGATTACATAAGGCACGAAACATAATTTTTGTTTCAACATAAGACATTCGCGCATGGCGTCGATCAACAAGATAAAAATTAGCGCTCGTTCGTTGCCATACATGAGCTGCAACAAACGAAGTACCGCTTTCTTTAAATGTACAATCAAGCGAAATACACGAATCATCCTCGCGCGCGGGCAATTCCGATGGATGATATCGCTTAATCCAATCTCGTTTAATAATAGCGCCGCCGTCAGGAGACGGTCTACATTGAAACATCGATGTCCATATAGGCTCAGGGGTCGCTTCTTTTATTCGCAACAACGCTTCTCGATCATATCGCTCAGGACATAAAGCCTCGCCCAACACGCGCCCAATAGCATCGTTCTCCTCAGCTAGTGCCGGTAAATTAATCACATGCCATTTGTCAGCATGTTCGTTAATGAAGTAACCGAGAATGTCGGCCATATGCCAGCGAGTCCCATCCGCTAAAATGCTACCACCTGGTTGTATTCGAAAATACACAACACTGTCAAACCAGTTTCGAATCGTTTCTCTAATCACTGGTGAATACGCATCTGCATAGTCTTTAATTAAATCGTCAAGGAACATTATATCAACTGGATATCCCGTTAATGAACCACCCACACCAACAGATTTTAAACCGCCTCCCTCCACCGTTCGCCATTCGTTCATACGCTTTGTGTCTTTGCGTAATATAACTCCTAGCCATGGATTCTCAACAAACACCGAACGAATCATAGACCCCCAATACAAAGCACGTGCATCTGAATAAGTGCCCCATCCTAAACGCAATGATGGATTGAGCGCCAGTAACCATGCCGCCAACCAAGACATTGAAAGCGACTTCCCATGCTGCGGGGGCATAGTTGCAATTCCGCGAAAATTTCCTTTTAATAATTCCTTTTCAAAATACCCCATCGTTGCAACACACCATTTATACGGTTGCCATCGCCCTTGTGACACGTGTTCCGCAAATGTATAACTGTGCAGCATATATTTATGCTGTGCTAATTTTTCGGCGGTTAGCGCCATTTTTTAATAACCGATTCAATCCACCATTTAGGAAATTGCTTATCCGCAAGCAGTTCTTCTATTGACAACAACCCTATTTTTATATCTTCATACCACATTGCAACGGTTACATTCAACCATTTCTTACCGATACAAAAGCCATTAATATCTGAAACAGATTTGCCGTATGTCTCATGTTGATACATCTCCGCCATTGCTGCGTCGGAAAAATCTAATGATTCGTTGTGTGCAAACTGCCGATATATCAAACACATACGACGATATTTTTCAGCAGTCAACATTTTTTAGATCTAAGTTTTTTCTGATGTCGTCGTTGTTCAAGTTCACCAATAAGCGCACATCGTTGTCGATATAAAGCAACGATACGGTCTAATAGCTGCAACTCTGGAATGTCTCCACGTACAGCAAGCCTAGCCCGCATTCCTTCGACATCCTCAACAATTTTCTTTATGTCTAGCATTCTTTATACTGAGGATTTTCTAGGGGACGCTACATACACCCCAACCAAAATTTTAATAGTTTATTATGTTTAAAAGTCTCGCTTATTTTTGATCTTGTTTCGACCGATATTGTTCTTCCATGCTGGGAGAAACTAATTTTTGCCCGTGATTCCATCGAATGATGTTTTCCAAACATAGGATGTTTCACACCTCTCCTAGATAGCGACATTTTTTCTTTAGTTTCGGCCGAGTGTTTTTTCCCAAGATTACATTGACGCAGATATTCTCGCATCTCGTTTGATAAATGTGATCCTAGACGATTACCCGGCTTACCAATATGTGCAAGACGCTGACGTTCTCTAGTCTCAAACGATATATTTTTTCCAATTTGTGCAGCACTAATTTTTTTACGCGTCTCTGCAGATACAATATGACCTAACATTCCACGAGAGCGCCTAGCCCGCGTTTCAGACGATAGATTTTCACATTTATTAATCCATCGCAGCTTTTCTTTCGCTTTCTCTGAGCAATGCTTACCTGTTGATACCAATCGCATTTTCTCTAACGTGATTTCATCTACAATATGCCCATCACCACCTGCTTGCAAATTATATCCGACCGGACGCTGCGTTTCCCAAGCGGCAATCAAATCTGTTTCTCGTGTATTTGCATCATCTAAAGTATCAACAATCTCTAAAACACAAATAGAAAAATTTACTTTTCCGTATTTTTTAAAAGCTTGTTTTATCAGACACCCGCTGCCTTTATATCCGCTTTCTATAAAGCTTTTTATTGATAAACATTTATGTTGCCCAACATATTGCTTGCCGTTGATCAAATTAGTTGTAAGGTAGATTACACCGTACATTCTCTCATCCTCCTAGATCTATAATATCACATTCCCTAGGAGTTGTCAAATATTTAATTATCTTCAATTTCTAATTCGTGCCGAGCCATTAAAATGTCGTTACCGTCCGAGCAATGCTCAATATTAATCAAGCACAAATCATCGATGTCTTCGGTAATCTCAACCGTCAATCGAGATTTATAATCCACAGTATAAGAAGGCACTTGTAGCACTAACGAGCCTTCGAGAGCACTTATGCCCACGATTCGTTGATTACTATGTGTGCCTTGACCAAGGACCACGACTTTCAATTTAGCCATCTGCTTTTTCATCACACCACCTCATGCACGTTAATAGGCCCCTTGAGGGCTAGATAAGCCTTCCATTCGTCGCTTTCCCAATAAGCCGGTTCTATACCCACAAATTTATCCGACGCAGTACAGAGGTCGGCAGACCCCGTAGTATATAAACCAGCTAATAATGGCCATGTTGCTTTTATCCACGCATCTACAGTTCGTATATGTCGATGCTGACGAGCATCTTCACTTGGACATTTGGTCATATTTTTTATAAACCTCTGCAGCAAAATCAAACTTATCTACACTCCATTCACCACGACATTCAGGACACCGAAAAAATCTATCCGCGATAAGTACATATTTATTACAATAAATATATCTTCGAAGTTCATTATAAACTTCTGGTACAATATCTTTATCACACTGTGGACAAATCATCATACCTTCAATTGCCGACGATCTACATATTCATCATCGTCGTCATCATCATCATCGACGTCAGAAAAATCTTCATTTGGACGAAAATTGTATCGGCCGCACACAATACAAACCTCAAAGCAAGCCGGATCATATGCGGTGCCGCAACAATTACACACGATTAAATTAATCATGTTCTTTCATCCTAGCTTTTTTATTCCGCCGAATATTTCGTTTTTCAACTTTACTTAGTTTCGGAAACTTATTTCGAGCACGTCGCGCTTCACGCAACCAACGTTCTTGCAAAAGCCGAAGGTAATCTTTTATTGATTCAAGATCAGCCATATCAATCATGTTCTTTCTCCTGTATTGAATTCGCCTCAATAATATCAGCCGTTGTTTCAACACAACCACAAACCGGACACATATCCCACAATTCAGATCGATATTCGGTCGCGCAAGTTGAACATATAAGTAATGGACCTTTTACTTCTTTTAATATTTGTATACGCCGCATATGTGATCTACTTATCATGTTCTTTCTCCTGAATAGATGTTAAAATCTCCTCCACCAAACTCACTTCCTTCGGATGCTTGAGAAGATCAATCAAGTGCGCTTTATCGTCGCCGCTTATACGGTGTTCATCGATATGCCCCGGTTGATTATTAAGTAAACGCTCAACCTGTACAGCGGCATCTAGTAGTTTCAATAACTCTTGCATACCTAACTGTGGGTTTAAAGATAACTTGACAAGATCGAGATACTTAACAATTTCCGTCTCACAGATTAATGCCGCTGTTTTTACTGTTCGCTCAAACCGCTCTGCATTAGTCGATTCCTGTATAATATTAGTTACAAGTTCGGGTGCGTGCTCCAGATCGAATTTGCGGCATCTCTCTGCCCAATGATGTTTAATAGAAAGTGATAACACATATTTTCTATCATAAGGCGAAAGGTCGGCAAATAAAGCAAGCGATCGTGCCGGACCTGCATTCAGGTAGTCCGAAAAATACTGATAGTCCTGAGTTGATTCGTCACTCTGTTTATTACAATCAATCATGACAACTAGCCTAGACCAATTCTGAAAGGATGTCAAGAAAAATAAATAACACGTATGTCGAAGAATAGCCGACATACTAAGCAAAAACTAGATAGGTGGGATCATTTGCTTTATATCTCAATAGTTATGAGGCATCGCTACTCATTGCTACTCCATCGCTACTCACTAAAACTGTGAGGAAACAAAGAACTAACTCAAGTTTGTAGCGATAGTAGGGATACTTTCTATCTTTACAGGGGAGGATATAGGTAGGATATATACATACAATGTAGGTATTAATTAATATATAGAATAGGAGAAAACCCCAAATCATCGCACCATCGCTACTCTGCTTTTATTATCAAGGAGTTGATCGCACTTTTGATCGCTACTCATCGCACAAAGCCCCCCAACATTGATCGAAATAAATTAAGCCGTTGTAACATACGAAAATCACAGAGGAAAAAAATTTGTATCAATAAGACACTTAAGTCATTTGTGTTCAACTTTTAGCAAATTTAGCAAATTTAGCAAATTTTTGCACAGATATAGGGCAGAAATTTGTAAATGTAAAAAGATAACACGAGTCCTTTTATAAAAATATATGTAAGTTATCCACAATTGGTGTAAGTTATCCACAATTGGTGCTTAAATAAATTTACAACAAAAAATTTTTATGTAAGTTATCCACAATTGGTGTAAGTTATCCACAATTGGTGCTTAAATAAATTTACAACAAAAAATTTTTATGTAAGTTATCCACAATTGGTGTAAGTTATCCACACAAACCTTGTGCACAAATTACTAAAACTTTGTAAATTACAAATTTCATATTAAAAACATATGGTCATTTTACACGAATTACAAATTTTACATGAAAAACATATGGTCATTTTACACGAATTACAAATTTTACATGAAAAACATATGGTCATTTTACACGAATTACAAATTTTACATGAAAAACATATGGTCATTTTACACGAATTACAAATTTTACATGAAAAACATATGGTCATTTTACACGAATTACAAATTTTACATGAAAAACATATGGTCATTTTACACGCTTTGCAAGAAAAACCTTGACATAGATAATCAAATCGTGCTACATTACCCTAGAAAGGAGTAGATTATGGAAATGAACGATATTGAAATTAAAAATATCTTAACCCATGCAAGAGGGGCTATTTATCAGCTTCAATCGCTATGTAAAGATCTTGAGGGGCGGGTACATCCTCCGTCTGTTCTTACCGCAGATGAGGAACATATTTTATGTATATTATGCTCCGTTTTACCAGAAATGTATGAGGGAAGAAACGGTATAAAGACTAGTGAGATATTGGCATTATTAAAAAATCATCCATTCGCATATCTCGATATGTTTTCGGTCGTTTGCGCACTATGTCATTTATCTAATGGTGAGTTGCCTAGTGCTCCGCGCCTAGGAATGGATCTTCGTCGTATTAGTAACCGGTCTGTGGATGGCAAGCGGCTTGAACGTGTGAGTACATATAGTCGTGTCGCCATGTGGCGCGTAGTAGAAATAGCTTGACAAATAGATATACGTCATGCTACACTCTCTCCAGAAAGGAGTAATATAAATGATCGTTTATAAATTAACAGATAAAGACGGAAAAACACGCGTCGGTTTCGAAAACGAAACACAGTGGGGTAACAACGTAACTAACGAAACCGATGGTAGTGGTGAGTTATGTGGTTCGGGGTGGTTACATGCATATGAAGATCCTTTGTTGGCTGTATTGCATAATCCTATTCATGCTAGATTAAATCCCGATACGATGATTTTATGGGAATGTAAAACAGGCGACGTTATAAAACGAGATGGGTTTATGAAACTAGGAACCACGAAATTAACAACCGTTAAACAAATACCGTTACCAGTAATAACTATCGAACAGCGAAGTAAGTATGCTGTTTTATGTGCATTATCGGTTTATAAAGAAAAAGATTTTGTTATTTGGGCTAATAAATGGTTATATATTATCGATAAAACAAAAGCGGCGGCAGAGACGGTGGCGTGGGTGACGGCAGAGGTGGTGGCGTGGGCGGTGGCAGAGGCGATAACACCAATAAATTTAATTTCTATTGCTAAACAAGCAATGTTATAGTAAATGTTTAACTTGACATGTACCTTTATTTAATGCTATACTAAAAATCCATGCTTAAATCCGTTCATGATTTCGCTCAATTTTATATAAAAAGTGGCTGGCGCGTCGTACCGATTCCGACCAAAGATAAACGTCCAGTGCTGCCTGGATGGACAGATCTTCAAATAACCGAACAGCAAATTCCACAGTATTTCTCGGCCAATTCAAACATCGGTATAATACTTGGTGTATCGTCAGGTGGTCTCATCGATATTGATTTAGACTGTAAAGAAGCATTGGCGGCGGGGATGGCGGTGTTACCGACGACCGGGATGATATTCGGTCATATTTCCAAACCCGCCTCACACTATTTTTTTAAAACCGAACCCGTGGCTACAAAACAGTTTAGAGATATTGACGGGGCAATGATCGTCGAACTACGCTCGACCGGGGGGCAAACAGTTGTTCCTTCGTCCACACATCCGTCCGGCGAACCTATATCCTTTAAGGAGCCATTCGGCGACCCCACCAAAGTTCCACTCGTTGAACTTATGACAGCCGTTTCACAGATCGCAGCCGTGGCGCTAATAGCTAGACACTGGCCTGTAGTCGGAAGCCGCCAGGATGTAGCAATGGCACTCAGCGGAGTTCTTCTGAAACACGGCTGGGATGAAGAAGCTACTTATAGCTTTATCGAGCTTACTGCACAAATTGCTGGTGACGAGGAAAAAACCAAGCGTGCTGATTGTGCTAAATGTACGGCTGCTAAAAAATTACAAGGGGAAAACATCACCGGTATACCTTCATTAATTAAATTGATTGGCAAGCCCGTAGTTGATTTATTTTTGAAGTGGTTAGGTATTGAATCTACTGCACCTAATTTGCCAGAAATTAAAATTACTGTTAATGAACAAAAATGCGTTAATGAAGCCATAGTCGCTCTCGCAAAAGGTTCGGACTTATATCAACGCGGTGGATTGCTTGTTTATCTCGATCAAAATTCTGTAATTAAGCCTTTATCTTTGCCTACATTACGAGAAATAATGTCCGCTACTGCTGTTTGGGTACGGGCAAGTAAACGTGGATTTCTTGCAGAGCATGTACCAGATTGGGCTTGTAAGGAGTTAGCGGCACGTGGTTATTGGGAAGGAATTAAATCGCTTGTGGGTGTGGTGACTACGCCGGTTTTATTGTCTGGCGGACATATTTTGCAAGAACCTGGTTATGATTCTAAATCAGGATTACTTTATGTGCCTTCCGAAAAGTTTCCTTTCATACCCGAAAATCCTACGCCCAAAGATGCATTTGAAGCAGTTCATAAAATATATGATGTAATTTCGGACTTTCCGTTTGCTGATAAGGAAGTACATTTAGCTGCCCTTTTTGCAGCCCTTCTTACTCCATTTGCACGATACGCTTTTGACGGCTCCACGCCGTTATTTTTAATCGATTCAAATACTCCGGCTTCTGGAAAAGGACTTTTGTGTGACGTTATTTCGACGATTGTAAACGGAGCGCCGTTGGCGCGTATGTCTTATACTAATGACGACGCCGAGATGCGAAAAAAAATTACGGGTCTGGCTATTGCCGGATCAAACATGGTTTTGTTAGATAATATCGATGGGACTTTTGATAGTGCAGCACTTAATGCGGCTCTTACAAGCGGCGGCAGATGGCATGATCGAATTTTAGGGGGTAATCAAATATACGATGGTCCTTTAAACGTTATTTGGTACGTTACCGGAAACAATGTCGCAGCTGCGGGGGATCTCGTTAGAAGAATCTGTCATATTCAAATTGAATCGCGTTTAGAAAAACCGGAAGAGAGAGGCGGCTTTAAATATCCAAATCTATTGAACACTGTTGCGGAATGTCGCGTTGAATTGGTGCAAGCGGCATTGATAATCTTAAGAAGTTATTTTGCTTCCGGTGCGCCACGACAATCTATTAATCCATGGGGAAGCTTTACGGGGTGGAATGAGACGGTAGCGGCAGCCTTGGTGTTCAATGATTTTGCCGATCCTAACTGCGCCCGCGCCGAGTTCGCTAAAGCCGTAAGCGGCGACGTGGATGCTATACACGATCTTTGTGACGGTCTTCCGGCCATGTATCAAGGCAAAGAAGGACTAAAGACTACCGAGATATTGCGAATCTTAGAACAAAACATAACCACTAATGAAACGGTGCGGTCGGCTATACAAACGCTTTGCCCCATGCCTGGCGGGAGACTACCTGATCCTCAGCGTTTAGGATATGCTCTACGGCATATCCATCGGCGTGTTGTGGGCGGCAAAATGCTTGATAAAACCAGAATATCCGGTGGCGCTGCTGTGTGGCGCGTTCGGGTAGTAGAAAATACTTGACATCAACCATCGGGTTGTGTTATATTGTGAACTAGAAAGGAACTAAAAATGAAAAAAATACTTAACAAAAGTAGTCATCTTCGTGGCGACGTCAGCGGTCTTCGCGGCGACGTCAGCGGTATTAACGGCGACGTTATCGATCTTCGCGGCGACATCAGCGGTCTTCACGGCAACGTCAGCGGTATTTGCGGCGACGTCACTGGTCTTTACGGCAACGTCAGCGGTCTTCACGGCAACGTCAGCGGTATTTGCGGCGACGTCACTGGTCTTTACGGCAACGTCAGCGGTCTTCACGGCAACGTCAGCGGTCTTCGCGGCGACATCAGCGGTC